AAGACTTTGTGCAGCACCCTTGAATCTACCTCCTGCACCTTTCCCGCTTTTACCTGATTTTGCTAATGCCGCTTCTGCCTTATTTATATCTCTTGTTAATTCACGATATTCTTTACTTGTCATATCAACATTGGCTCTTAATTCCCTAAAAATATTGATCGAGTCCCTTAATTCGTTTTCTGTTCTATTTGTTGCATTAGCTAAAACCCTAGTTTCTTTAGCCAAAAAACTTATATCATTAGCAGATTGCTTTGCTTGATTTCCAAGAGTTTGGGCAGATCTTTTTAACCTTTGTACTTCAGCACCACCTTCAACAATGGCTTGAATCCTAAGTGTGGTTTCTGACTGAGCCATATTAATCGTCCTTCTTATTAAATAGTCTTATCGCTTGTGCTTCCATAGTACGAATACCTTCAAACATAAAAGTACAATCTTTTACTAAGTATAGTTTACATAACCAATTAAGCGACTCATATTTTAAACCAATTACACCATTCATTGAAACATTCCATTGAGTCTGCATACGCAAGAACATCATAACGACATCCCAATTTTCGTCAAAAATTTCAAAATCTTCTTGTTTTTTCTTTGGCATTTTAATTCCCATAACAAGAGCATCTTCGTAAGCGTCATCAACTTGGCTACCGCCATTAAACCAATATTCGGTAGCCTCTTCTAGTTTTTTGAGCCAGCCCCCTCAAGTGATTCAAGATAACCTTTTACTACACCTCTAGCCCAATAAGGATCATCAATAAATTCCTTTTTGTTTGATGTGGTGCAAGTAATGGCAGTACCATCTTCTTCTTCAATGCCTTCCCAACCAACTAATACTGCTTCTAATAAATCAGCATCACCTTTGTTAGATAATTTCTTGATTTGAGAAGTAGAAATCTTTTTAAACGTACAAGTAAATTCTTGTAAATCAAAAGTATTAGAACCATCTTCAGAAGGAGATTCGATAGTAACTTTCCACTTGTAGGAAGAAACTTTCTTGCGAATGTATGCCATTAATTAATAATTAGTATTCATACGCAATAATACTAAGCTTGTCAACAGAAAACAAGCTTCACTTCATCATTTCCTGTCGCACTTGGAGTAGGAACAAATGGTAAGTTCAACATCTGAATACCTTGGTCATCAGAATATGTTGGGTTTCCTATGTCACAAACAGGAGCTAAGACAGTAACAATATTTCCTGCTGTTGTTCCATGCTGGAAACAAATCTTTCCTGTTGTATCACTATTAGCGATAGTAAAGAAGTCCTTTTGAGCCATTGTGGGAGCTTCTAATACGGCTGTTCCGCTTGGTGATCTATTGGTAAGTAAAACAGACTTATCAGCCCCTACAAGTTCTCTGTAAACGATCTCATTAGCCATGTCCATTGAGATAGAACTAATAGCTGCTGTATCGTAATCAAGGAATGATGCTGCAACTGTATTTCCTGCTTTAAATAGAACAGGAGTAGTCTGATTTGAATAAGTTGTTGAAGGTAAGGCAGTATCAGTAGGAGCGTTATAAATTCCTGTCATAGAGAAATTGAATACTGGAATCGAACCTACCTCCAGAGACATTGAAACGCTTCCTCGACAGCCTGTGGCTTTGTGTAAGACACCTGAGTTGTTGAAATATATAGTTGTTGACTCAAAACCTGTTGATCTTGGTAAATAACCTACGTTTGCTGCTATGGAATAACCAGAACTAGAACCAGGAACAAATGTAGCGGTAGATGGTTTTACAGTTGCAACTTTTGATGTTCCGTTGTAATCAACAATTAATCCTTTATGACCATTACCAGTACCAGAAGTGATTGTTATAGTCATTCCGTTGTAGTAATCATCATTAGCATTTGCTCCAGAAGCAAGAGTAATTGATCCAGCACTACCAGCTTGAGAACTTCCTGTAACTGCTGCTCCTGTTGTAGTGGCGTTAAACCCACAGGCACGGAGTAAACTGTCCAGCCTACTTGCAGTACCAGCCGTCCCAGAACCCGCAAATTCTGCCTCAAAGTTTAAGGCAACCCTAGTATTTGCTAGTAATTGATCACTATTACCCATATAGGATCTAATCAAGTCCCTTGAAACTGTTTCAGCTTCGATAGGTGAAACATCTAGGTTTCTAACAAGTACAGCATCAGTTCCCGCAGGACTGCTGTCGGTGGAGTAGCTCGATTCTATTTTTGTTTGAATAAGTCGAGATCGTGAAAATAGTGCCATTTGGTTATTCCTCGGTGATAGGCATACGGAGCAGCTTTAATTTGATTTTAGTCTAAATTAAGTGGATAAGTCATTTAATTCTGTTCTATATCGAACTAAATAGTTACAACTAATCACTCCCGCAGGTTGGTCAGCATCCATTAATGCAAAATCCACTCCTACTGGTTGTACGTCAATG